CAAAAGTGTAGTAAGTAGAAGTATATCAAGTGACACCTGTAAAGCTTACAAAGCTCAGATGCAGGGTGAGGTGATGCACTTCGGATACCATGATAAAGATGGTTACTTAGTAGGGGCCAAGACAAGGACAGCTGATAAAGAGTTTAGGACTCAAGGTAACTGGAAAGATACTGTACTCTTTGGTCAGAATCTATTCAGCAAAGGTGGTAAATATATCACTGTAACTGAGGGCGAATATGATGCGATGTCAGCCTATCAAATGCTTGGGTCTAAGTATCCAGTAGTCTCAATCAAGAACGGCTCATCAGCAGCCCTTAAAGACTGTCGTGCTAGCTATGAATACCTAGACAGCTACGACAATATTGTTATCTGTTTTGATTCAGATGATAGTGGCATTAAAGCAGCCAACCAAGTAGCTGAATTGTTTGGTGGTAAAGCAAAAGTATTTCGACATACTAAGGATGAGAAAGATGCAAACGATTACCTTAAGTTCGACCGCTCTAAAGAGTTTGTTGACCGCTGGTGGTCCTCAGAACGATATGTTCCCGATGGAATTATTGCAGGCAGTAGTTTGTGGGATGAAGTTAACAAGCCCATCGCACCAGCAGACTGCCTCTACCCATACGATGGTATCAATAAGCTCACCTATGGGATACGATTCGGAGAGTTGGTCACAGTTACTGCAGGATCTGGACTAGGTAAGAGTCAGTTCATGCGAGAGATTATCTGGCAGATCATAAGCAAGACGCAGGAAAATATTGGTATATTATTTCTTGAAGAAAGCATTAAGAAAGCTGGCCTATCTTTAATGAGCCTTGCAGCTAACAAGCCTTTGCATCTGCCTGATACACTGGCCACTGATGAGGAAAGACTAGACGCTTTTAATGCCACACTTGGTACTGATCGTGTGTTCTTGTTCGACCACTTCGGATCAACTGGCATCGATAATATTGTTAGCCGTGTTAGGTACATGGCCAAAGGTCTAGGCTGTAAGTATGTTGTACTTGATCACGTATCTATTGTGGTGTCAGCTCAAGCTAATGGTGATGAACGTAAAGCGATTGACGAGATCATGACTAGGCTTAGGATGTTAGTGCAGGAGACAGGTATATCTTTATTCATTGTCTCTCACCTCAAACGACCTGACAGTAAAGGACATGAAGAAGGGGCAGCAACTAGTCTATCCCAGCTACGTGGCTCAGGTTCGATAGCACAGCTTAGTGATATGGTGATTGGTTTAGAACGTAATGGCCAAGCCGAGGACGAAGAGGACAGGAATACCACACATGTCAGGGTACTTAAGAACAGGTTCTGCGGTATCACAGGCAAGGCGGCACCTTTACTTTACGATCATGTAACTGGTAGAATGCTCGAAGTTTTAGAAGAGGGGGATCTATGAGTAAGATAGGTAACTATGTATTAGGGGAAATAGAAGAAAATGCTGACGCTAGATATCGAAACGACTATGGCTATGGATCACATATGGTGTTGTGGTATTCATACATCAGGAGAAAAGCGAGAGAAAGTATTAATAAACCCTATGCAACTAGAGCAGTACGTACATGGAGCAGAGGTAATAGTAGGCCACAACATAGTTAACTTTGATGCACCTAAGATTAAAGAACTATGGAGGCTAAACATTCCTGACTATAAGATGCGCGACACGTTGTTGATGTCACGCTTATGGAATCCTAGACTATCAGGAGGACATTCACTAGGAGCATGGGGCGAACGTCTAGGCTACGCTAAGATAGACTTCGATGATTACGATGGTGGACTAACACAGGAGATGATTAAATACTGTAAGCAGGACGTATCACTTACAGTTAGACTAGAAGAATACTTAACTACAGCTTTGAAGAAGGACAAGTTCTCAGAAGAATGTATTAAGCTTGAGCATCAGGTTGCGTTGATAACATCTCAGCAAGAGATTAATGGTTTTAAGTTAGACATGGTCAGAGCTAACGAGTTATTAACTAACCTAATGGGACGTATGAATGCAATCGAACGAGAAGTCCAAACAATCTTTCCTCCCTTGGTGGAGGAGCGAATCTCGGAAAAGACAGGCAAAAGACTTAAAGATAAAGTCACAGTCTTTAACCTCGGAAGCAGGAAGCAAATCGCCTCCCGACTCCAAGGCAAAGGTATAAAGTTTAAGGAGCAAACAGAGAAGGGCAACATCATTGTAAATGAGAAGACCTTAGCTGGCATTGACTTACCTGAAGCTAGACTTATCGGTGAGTACCTAACCTTACAGAAGAGAGTAGGACAGATCGACAACTGGGTTAATGCAGTTGCTGAGGACGGTAGGGTACATGGTCGTGTGATAACTAATGGGGCTGTATCAGGAAGGATGACACATCAGTCTCCTAACATGGCACAAGTACCTGCTAGTAAGCATGACAAGAAGACAGGTGAACTGCTATGGGGTCGTGCCTCGTGGTATGGGACAGACTGTAGGGCATGTTGGATTGTAGAAGAGGGCAATGTGTTAGTAGGTATAGACGCATCAGGTTTAGAACTACGTATGCTAGCTCACTACATGAATGATAAGAACTATACCAAGCAGTTATTGGAAGGTGACATACATTCTTACAATCAAAACATGGCGGGGTTAGACACAAGGGATCAAGCAAAGACGTTCATATATGCTCTCATATATGGCGGAGGTGTCGCTAAGATAGGACAGATTGCTGGTGGTACTCCTCGCAAAGGCAAGCAACTCGTGGATAAGTTCATGAGCAACCTGCCTGCATATGCCCGACTAAAGAAGAAGGTGTTGACCGCAATGCGTACCAATGGTACACTGACTGGGCTGGACGGGAGGAGACTACGTGTAGAATCTGAACACAGTGCATTAAACTTTTTATTACAATCAGCAGGTGCTGTAATAATGAAAAGAGCCTTAGTCATATTACATGAGAAGCTAGTAGAGAATCGTATCTGGTTCAAGTTAGTTGCTAATGTACATGATGAATGGCAGATAGAAACCACCAAGGAAAGTTCTGAATTGGTGGGACAGTTAGGAACTTTAGCTATCAAAGAAGCTGGCGAGAGTTTCAATATGAATTGTCCATTAGATGGTGAGTACAAAGTAGGCACCAGTTGGGCAGAAACGCATTAGGGTTCTTACGAACTTCGCAATTAGGTCTAATGCAATTACTAAATAGGAATTAAAATCCATGCAAAATCTAAACTCAGTATTAAAAATCCAAGCCACAGCTTACTGGTTCTCTTTCTTAGAGAAGAATGAGATGTCCGATAAGTATCAAGTTGACCTTAGTCAGCTATCTGAAGAACAAGTAGATCGCTTGGAAGGTCTAGGCATTAGTGTCAAGAACAAGGGCGATGATCGGGGTTACTTCGTAACTGCTAAGTCATCTAAGTATGCACCACGTGTGGAAGATGCTGACGGGTTTGTAGTTGACAAGCCAGTAGGTAACGGAAGCAAGTGTACGTTTATCATCAAGCCTTACGAGTACAACTTCAAAGGTAAGACAGGTGTTGGTGTTGGATTATCCAAAGCACGTGTTGATGATCTAGTCACCTTCACTAAGGATGACGCTGGCTTTGACGATGTTCCAGAGCTATAGATGTTACTTCTCATAGACGCTGATATATTCTGTTATCGTATCGGCTTCGCATGTGAGGAAGAGAGTGAGGAGCTTGCTTGTAAGACTATGAGCAACTACCTCACTACCATCATTGAAGATTTAGTGATGGACTCTGATGACGATGAACACAAGGTTGAACTTTACTTAACAGGTAAAGGTAACTTCCGCTTCGATTACGCAGTTACAGCTGAGTACAAAGGTAATCGTAAGAAGAATAAGAAACCTAAGCACATCTCTGCACTAAGGAATTACTTAGTTGCAGAGCATGATGCAATCGTCACACAAGGCGAAGAGACAGACGACCGTATAGCAATACGCGCTACTCAAAACCCAGAAGCTATAATCGTATCCTTAGACAAGGACTTTTATCAGTTAGTCTGCGGCCATTACAACTTCGTAAAGAAAAGGTTATTTTATGTTTCCCCCGAAGAAGCCATTTATAATTTTTACATGCAGTTTCTTGTTGGTGATAATGCTGATAATATCATAGGCGTTAAAGGCATTGGTCCTAAGAAGGCTGAAAAGCTTTTGAAAGATAAGACCGAGCTAGAGATGTATGATATTTGTGTAGAGAAACTAGGCAGCGAAGAACGTGCGATTGAGAACGGTAGGCTGTTACACTTGCGTAGGAAAGAGGATGAGATATGGCAACCGCCAAGACCCGTAACAACGGACGCTGGACTGAAGCAAGATACAAGTCCTTTATAATCTCTGCTTTACGTGGAGCACACAGTAAATGGGGAGTTAAAGCTGATGTTAAGAAACTTGCTAGAGTTGATGTTGGGCGGTATGTATGTGCTGAGTGTGGCGATGTCGGCCCAGCTACTCTTCCACCTGATAGTGGACAATCACGTAGACGCAACAATGCTGCTGTTGACCATATCGACCCTGTTGTCAGTCCCACTACTGGCTTCGTTGACTGGAACACGTATATAGATCGTATGTTCCTAGAGCTAGAAGGTTATCAAGTGTTGTGTTACAAGTGCCACGGTACTAAGACACGAGACGAAAGACAAGTAAGAACTTCCATGAGGAAAAAGAAATGAGACATCTAGTAATACCAGATACTCAGATCAAACCAGATCATACTACTGAGCACATGACTTGGGCAGGACAGTACGCTGTTAAGATGAAGCCCGATGTTATCATTCATTTAGGTGATCACTGGGACATGCCTAGCCTCAGCAGCTATGACGTGGGCACCAAGAGCTTTGAAGGTAGAAGGTATACCAAAGATATAGAGGCAGGTAACGTGGCCTTAGAGAAGCTTATGGAGCCTATACGTAGGGAGCGAGATCGACTCAAGACAAACAAGAAGAAACAGTGGAACCCTCGCTTTGTATTCTTGTTAGGTAATCATGAGTATCGTATCGAACGTGCTATCGAAAGTGATCCTAAGTTGGATGGCCTAATTAGTTATGATGACTTCAAGCTAGATGGTTGGGAGCGCTACAACTTCTTAGAACCTGTTGTTATAGATGGTGTATGTTATAGCCACTACTTTACTTCAGGTGTTATGGGTCGTCCTGTATCCTCATCTAAGCTGCTGCTTCAGAAGAAGTTCATGTCATGTGTTATGGGTCACGTACAAGATAGAGAAATATCTTATGCACGTAGAGCTGATGGCAATAACATGACAGGCTTGTTTGCAGGTATCTATTATCAACATGATGAATCATATCTTAACCCACAGACTAACGGTTCATGGGCAGGGTTATGGCTCTTCAATGATGTTAAGGATGGAAGCTTTGACGAGTTACCAGTATCTATGAACTATCTCAGGAGGACTTATGGCACTAACTTTGGACGAGTTGAAAGGTCACTTAAAGCAGTTGGATGAGGTTATCCTTGTTGACCTTCTTCAGTTAACTTCTTCAGACATAGTCAATAAATTCCCAGACATTATCGAGAGAAACTCTGAGAGCTTATCTAAACGATTAGGTGGTGCGTGGGAATACGACTACTTCGATGACACGAGAAATGATTTTTATGATTGATAAAATAGAACCAACCATGAGTGATCTATCAGCAGGAGAGAGGCAAGTAGGCGGTGATCATTACACTAGCTTAGCCATCCAGCCGATGACTTACTCAATGCAGAACCAATTGAATGCTCTTCAGCATACAGCAATTAAATACATTACTAGGTACGAGGATAAAGGTACACCACTCCAAGACTTAGCTAAAGCTATTCATTGTATTGAGATGCTAATTGAGTACGAGTTAGAGCAGAACTCTTAACTTATTCAAGACAAAATAAAGGGGACAATTAAGTCCCCTCTTTTGTATCTAGTCCCTGATACTGTCTGGCCTCTGATCACCTAAGCCTTGCTTTATATACCAAGCAGATAAAAACTTACGAGCCATCTCTGGATCTTGTTGCTTAAGTTGATAAGCATACATCTGCCCTACCTTAATCCTTACCTTCCTTACCCTGCTATCTAGAACTTTCCTTTTCCTTCCATCAGGCAGTGCAGCATAGTCTGGAGATTGTATAACTGCTTCCAGTACAGGAGTAAGCATCTCAGCATTGAGTTGACGAAGATCAGCTAACTGTTGATTGTTAAGCTTAACGCCTTGAAACTTAGGAGTTATTCCTCCTTTGTTCCATTCAATATCATTAATGTGTTTCTGTAAAGGAGTTAAGCTTTCCTCAGTAGAGAAGCCTACATTAAACAATGATTTAATTGGGTCAGTCTTTTTAGCTTCTCCATATACACCATACTGTACAGGTAATTGCGTTCTTAAAATAGGAAGACGAGCCTGTAACTTATCCCATACATCTGTAGTCTGTCGCTCATATGTATCAGCAGCTTTAGTCATGTTAGCTACTATAGCTGGAGTGAAAGGACGTAGAGCTGTTTCTGCAAGAAGAGAACCAGTATCTATATTAGGGTCAGCCGCTGCATCTATTAAAGAACCAAAGCCTTCCAGAAAAGTTTTAGAAGTTAAGTTACTTTTAACAATAGATAATAAATCACTGACAAGCTCCTTACTTTCATCGGTGTTAATGTCATCGTCATCTTGATACTTAGATGTGAAGTCAAACAAGTCAGCAGCAATAGCTAAAGGTGTAGCTATAGGTTCAAAACGATTGTACTCTATCCAAGTATCACCAATCTTAATCGAGTATGGCTTCTTACCTGTATCTTTCCATCGCTGTCTTTCAGCAGAACTAGAAGGCAGAGTACCTGTTAAACTATCCTCATGATACATTGAGCCTACCATAGCAAATATAGAAGCTCCTATCACCTGACGAGGCATTAGCTCAGCGGTTGTCATCTTTCTAGATGGACCATGCATAGGAATGACAGAGGTTCTTAGACTCATTCGAGCTTTAGTAACACCATCTTTAGTAACTTTACCTGCCTGAATCATAGGAATTATAGGAACATAATTATATCCTTCTTTAATAATGTTCCAAGGAGTCTTGATGAATGGAGCAAACAGAGCAAATC